ACAGGCCCCAGCACCGGCGTCGTCCTCGGCGTCCAGGTGTATGGATCGCTGACTGACCCGGTGGCGACATAAGTGTTATTGACGGTATAGCCGCCGGCAGTGCTGGTCGCGATCCAGTAGAGGTAGAGGTTGGCGCCTTCTTGGTAGACGAAGGCGTGCGCGGCGTTACCGGGGACGCCCGCCGCGCCCAAGCCTAGTACAGCTTGGGGCACCGACCACCAGTTGGCCGTCAGCCGCTGCGGCAGAGCGACATCACCCGGAGCGGCGGAGAGCGCGTAAGTGCCAGTTCCGCCACGACCAGTCGTGCCGTTCGTTCCGTAGGCGAGTACCTTCGCCCCAGCACCGGACTGTAGCGTCATGCCAGGCTTGATGATCGAGCCCATTTTGGGCGAAGCACCGTTCAGCGGCTCCGACACCGTCAGGACGGTGCCCGCAATTTGGCCGTAGAAGATCGCCGCCGACTTGATGTCAGCACCGATCGGCGCTTCCATCAGACCCAAGGAGGCGAACGGGCCGGTGAACAGGTTGTACCACTTGCCGTTGGCGGTCCAAACCGTCTGCTCCTGACCAGTCAGCCCGAGCGGATAATGCTCAGCCGCCGACGCTGGTGCTGAAAGCTTGTCGATGCTGGTGACGCCGGTCGCCGCTGGGGTTCCAGTTTTAAAATCACTTGCTAGAACGTTGCCGCCATTGACCGTTGCGTCAAATTCCGCACGCTGGGCGGGGGTCATGTTCGAAATAATGGTCATGAAGCCAACTCCAAATACTGCCCGTCCGAAAATTGGAGCGGATTACCGTCCGAAAAGAACAAGGCCGTCAACGGCGCGCTGCTACGGCTCGCTTGGTTGAACGTCTGATACACGGCCCCATTACCATAATCGAGCAATAATCGATAGTCCGGCTCCGCTACGAAACGCGATAGCGGCAACACAGCACCAGACTGGCCGTCAAGCGTGTAGAACGTCGTTTGACGGGTCAAAGCATCCTGCAAGCCCGACTGTTGACCCGTACGATAGTCGAGCAACGTCGTCATGGAGTAAATTCCAAATATTGCCCATCACTAAATTGCAAGGGCGTGCCATCTGAAAAGGTTAAGACGTTGAAGGGTATCCGTGGACGTGACGCTATGTTGAGCACTGCTGGCACAACCTCGACAATATCCGACGCGGGCATAGTGGCACCGGTCGTGCGACCCGTACGGATTTCAAGCTGGGTCGTTACAGCCATCAGGCGGAACCCTTCATCAGTCGCTCATAGGCCCGCTGCGCCTCGATCGGGTCGTCGCTGGTGGGTATGGCCACTGTAGCCGTTTTCTGCTCGATCTCCAACTTTTCCCCGTACTTCTTGGGGTGCCACTTGGCGAGCAGCTTGAGACGGGTTTCCACGCGCAGCTTGGACCGCTGGATCCATTCTTTGTCGGCTTTCAGGCCACGGTCCGTCTCGATCGTGTCGAAGGCCGTTTCGTCGGCGATGGCCACGCACTCATCCGCTAGGGCGTCATAGCCGGCCGCGCGGGCCTCTTCCATGGCGGCCATGAACTTGGGGTTCTCGCGGATCACCCGATGAACGCTCGCGTACGCCTGGCCAGCCTGCTCGCACGCATAGCGCAGGGTCTTACCCTCACTGACCAGATCCACGATGATCTGTGCCTTGAGCGTGTCGCCGTAATCGGGTTTTTCGTCTGCCATCCCCGCACATATACGCTGGAGCGGTCATTGCCGCAAGAACGGGTCGCACGCGCGATGACTGTCGTCTGCTTGCCGCAGCCGATGCCGGGTCGCGGGCAATCCCTTTCGCCCGGCAAATTTATCCCGTTCGAAAAAGTCGGAAATCCCGACCATTTTCATCACACCCACAATCTTTTTAAGTGGGGCGTTTAGTGGGTATTTTTAGAACCTAACAAAATCAATAACTTACAATATTATTACCCACTATACCCACTATACCCACTATAATAATATATCACTACACATACGCGCCCGCACACGCCTGCATGCACACGCACGCACAGGGCCAGCACAACCGATTTATAGTGGGTAAGTGGGTATTGTGGAGAAACCGCAGAAATCCGCCACTTTTTCGCACCCACAATACCCACTAAACGAACAAAACCGCCGCGCTAAAAATAACGCGACGGCCTGAAATTTTCTGGAAAAATTTAACGGCGGATTGGGACGACGTTTCCGGCCTCTGGCGGTAAAATTTCGCCGTTCACAAATTCTAAAATTTCCGCCGGATCGCTCAAATTAAAAACGCGAGACGATTTTTCGAAATAAAGTACAGGCCGAGAGCCATCCGCAAGCGCGTTGTTCGGTCGGTATTTGTCGTTCGCCAGGGCCGGGTGCACGTCATAGCCGACCGCCTGCATGATCTTGCGGTAGCGGCGAGGGCCGACCGATTTTCGCATCTTGTCGAACAGCCCACGCAGGGCCGTAGAGGTGACGACGTGGCCGCGGAACCCGTGCTGCCCGGCGTCGATCGCGTATTGGATTTCCTGCTCGATCACGCCGAGGCTGAGCGCACGCGCCTGGCCAGTACTGGTCGTTTCGGGAGACTTCCACCCATTCGCCGGATCCAGTTCGTAGGCGAGCGGCATGGTGGCCAGGAACTCGGTCACGATCGCATAGCCGTCCTGGTCGCGTAGCCACTCGTACAGGCCCTTGAAGTACTCAGGGGTCATGCCATCCCGGGCAAGGTCGGCAAGCGACTGCTGGGCACAAAAGAACACGCCCCAGCGCCGCTCGTCGTCATCAATCGGGCAGGCGTCATCATAGTTGGTCAGCATTATCCCGTTCGCACAATTGTCCGACGTGCCTTGCGCCTTGCCCTTGCCTTCCGTGGCCAGTCGTTCGTTGGTGACGGTGTCCTTCATCATGTCGACGAAATCGCGCTTGCCTTCCGCGCTCTTGATCTCTTCGAACCCAAGGAAAAGCCGCCCGACAATCCAGTCGTTGAACTGGTTGCCCGTTTTCAGCAGCGCGTCCGACCGCACCAGATGGCTATAGCGTTCGCCGACCGCGCGCATCATCACGCGTACGAGTAGGCTCTTGCCGTTGCCCTTGGTCCCCTGGATGACCGGCCACCACTGGAACTTGTTGCCGGGGTTCTGCACGCACGATGCCATCCAGTTCAGCACGCGATCAGCATCTTGGCCATAAGGCAGCATCTTGCGGACGTGCCTCACAAACGGTTCGGCATCCCCCTGAGCGCGCGGAACGTCGATCGGCACGTACGTGTTGAGCAGCGGTAAGCCCTCAAGCTCGGCGATCTGGCCCGGCGGCAGGAGCGGCCGGAAGCATGTCGCCCAGACTTTGGGCAACTGGCCATGCTCGTTGTACCTGAAAAATTCCCAGGCTGACTTGACCGGCTTACCCTCGCCCTCAAAGTTGATCACGAACCCGGGGCCTCCATAGATCGCGTCGAAGGCAGACTTGCCGACCATCACGCCGGACGGCAAAAACATCTGGTCGTCCTTGGCAACATAGACGCAACCGTCGAAAAAATCGTACATGTTGGCTGAGTTGACGTAGCGCGGCTTTTCGACCGGAATAAGCGCACGGCTGGTCAAGGCAATGGGCGGCGCCGGCGGGATCACACCAGCGGGCAAGGGCTGTGCAACCGCACGGGCGCCCAGTACGGCCAACGGCTCGACAGATGCCCGTGGCTCTCGGTGTTCAGGTGCGCGTGGCTCGAGCAGGCCGGCATCGTACCCACGTTCGAGCGTGCCGAGCGCCTTGTCTTCATGCTCAAGGCCCAACACGGCCAACGCGCCGGTCAACGCCTCAAGCGCTTCATTCGCCTCGATTTCGCCGCCTGCGACCAGCTGCCCGATCGCGAAAGCCGACAGATTGATCTGATCGTTAATGTGGTAGGTGCAGCCCTCAAGGATCGCCACTTCATCGCCCAAACATTTGCGGCCATAGACGGACGTCTCGTCGGCGAAGCGCACCGCCACGCTCGGACGGTATTCGCGCGGCGCCATCAGTTCGAGCAGCCAGGCGGGCGCGGGGGCCACGGGAACGTCGAGCTCTATGGTATAGGAGCCCTCGAGCTTGCCCTTGGCCAGTTCTTCGTCGGTCGGGGCGTAGTAGGAGCCCGGGCCGACCACGTAGCCGCCGTCACCGCGCAAATCCCAGCCATCTACGACCGGGCCGCCGCCAAAAGTCGTCCAGCGCTTGCCGGCGTGGTTGCTGACGTCCCAGCCGGGATGCTGGAAATAGAAGTGCGTGCCGCGCGGCGTGGCGACGGTCAAAGTGGACGGAATGCCGCGACTTTCAGCCTCAACCCGAGCAAGCAGGTTGTCGCAGTCCAGCACGACCACGCCGGACACCCGGCCCGTCGCCACGCCCGTATTATACTGGCGTGCGGCCCAGACAGATATTTGCGCTGGGCTTGCCGGTACTTCCATATACGGCTTCCACTCGGGGATCGCCGGGTTCTTGGTTCGAGCGTGCAGCGGGAAGAGCGAAAAGCCACGCGAGGCGGCCAGTGACCAGTCGGCGCCGCTCACAAAGCGTGACGTCCGTAGAGTACCGCCTGAAACAACGCGATCCGGTCTTCTTTAAGCAAAAGATTGAAACGCGCGGCCAACAGAGTTGCCGTTACGAACCGGTCGAAGAAACCAACATCACTGGTCACAATCAAATTGACGGTATCTTTTCGCCAAGACTGAAAACCGCCTTCAATATTTCCAGTATAATCTCCAAGCTGCCCTTCTTGAGTAAACCCCGCCATTGCCAAAAGATTAGAAACCTCTCCGCTAACTCGAATTAACCAATCTTCGTCAGTGTCGACGGGCGCGGGGTTGCAAGTCACTCGACTTCCGACAGCACGGCAATCCTCCAAGAAGTGGCCAAGCGCCCCATTTAGGGGATCGGACTTGCAACAATGCGCGCGCGACGGTATTTGTGCAGCAGCCATAATTCGTATCGTTCCTACGTTTTTGTGGTCAGGGCGGCGGCGATGTTGGAAGGACATCACGTCGCCCGCCCTAGCTACTCCCGACAGCTATTGGCCGTCAATCATCCTTGCTGGCTAGGAAGACGCGGGCACTTGCCCAGGGATCATACGCCTCGAACTCGCATCCTTCCCTCGGCAGTCGATCGCACTTGTCACCCTCCGTAGCAGCCCAGATGGCTTGCCCCTCGTAGGAATGGACCTCGTAGACCGTACCGACCACGTACAGCGGAGATAGCCAAGTCCCTCCTCCACCAGCTTTCCGGCGTCAGGTATGACTTGCTCAACCATGAGGGGTGTCCTTGGCTTTGGAGAGGGCGGTGCGGGCGATGGCGCGACAACCATGAAGGCCGAGATACTTCCCCGGCTCCTTGCCGTTTGCGATCTTCTCCAACGCCTCGACCAACTCCCCCACGAGGCCTGTATCGGTAGGGGTGGGGTGGGCGAGCTCATGACGCAGCGAGCGTAATTCAGTGATGCTGCCTTTCAGCGGCGCGAACAGATGATCTGGCAGGCAGTGCGCGAACTTGACCTCTGCCTCGGCAATCTTGCCCTCCATGTCGGGAATGATGCGCGATAGGTCGCGATGGGCATCGGTCTCGTGCCAAGGCTTATGCTCCACCCCCTCCCCCGCATCGGTGGGGGTATCGTCCTCTATGCCGTGAAGTCGGTTCCACCAGTCCATGACGTTGTAGGCCCAACCGCCAAGGCGGCGCAGGGAAATCAGGCAGCCGTTTGCTTCCTTGAAACTCTGGCTGTTGGAGCAGGCCACATAGTAGCCAGCGCCCTCGCCGGCGTCCGAGATGAGAGCATGACCACCGCACAGCTTGCACGGCACGCACCGGCTTTGAGCATCCTGCATTTGTTCATGGTCGCTCAGCTTACGCCGCTCCACCACGCTCTCAGCTACCGGGGATGTCTTTGGGTTGGTCATGCCGCGATCCTTTGAGGTGTGGCGAGGATGCCGAGATTGTGGCGAGCAGCGCGGGTGAGAGCATCACAGCCCTGGCTAGCGACTGCCCACAGAGCGGTTCCGGTGGATGGGCTCTTGCCCTCGCTGCCATCGGGGCGAATGAAGCGCACCTTGGGCATGAACAGCACCAGATCGGCGCGCGCCCATGCGTTGCGGAACCAGGGCGCGCTTGTCCGGTCGGGCGTCAATGCGATGCCGTTGCCGTGGTCGAAGAACTTGGTTAGCCAAGGCTCTAGGCCATTGCGGACCCCGAAAGGCGGGTTCATCCACACGAAGCCGAACCAAGCCTCTTCCAGCGAGCCGTGGAAGAACCACCCCGATGCCGGAACGTGCAAGGGTCCTTCCTCGGGCGAGGCTACGTCTAGATCAAACCGGCAGCCAAGCGCTTGGAAGATGTAGTCGGGCGTATACCAGTCGTCCGATTTGCCGTTGTCCTCCCAGCTACCCACGATCTGCGCCCTCCGCGTTCAGGCGTGTCATACGCCGGCCGCCGCGCGCAGACCGTCCGGCACGTCGTCGGATCGCAAGCACCCGTCCGCCACGCCTGCCCGGATCATGGCGATATCGGCCTTGGCGATCGCGTCGGCCATCAGCCCGGACAGAATACGCTCCCGGTAGCCCTCTGTCGGCTTGGCCGTCTGCTTGTAGTTGGTCCGTCCGTAGTTCGAAATCGTGCCGGGCTTCATATTGGCGGCATCAGCCAGCGTCTTGCGCGTCAAGCCCTGCAGGCCGCGTTCCGTGATGACGCGCCGGGTCGCCGCC